CGTGTCACCCCACGCTCACCGAACAGCGCCCGCACCATCCCAACGACATGCGGATCACCCAGCACGAGCTGCGGGTCTACTGACCTGATTGCCTCGCCGACCTCGGCCTTGAATGCGTCAAGGTTTGACGGGCCTCGAGCAAACCGAGCCTCCATCCATCGGAGCCTACCAACCGGGTCTGCAATCGCCTCGCGCCAATGCTCGGCAGACGACTGACTTGCCCACTGCATCCGGTCGTTTTGCGGTGCGGGCTCGGCCTTCGGCTTCGCGTTCCATTTCTGTTCCCCCCATTCATCGCCCATATTTCTTCCCCTTTTTCAAAAGCTCTTGGACTGCAACCGGCCCCTTTCTACCAACCCCAGACGATTGAAATGAGGTTTGGAAAGACTCCGTTTGGTTATTGGTTATTGGAGAGCATTGCCTTCGCACTGCGTCCGCACTGCGTTCGGTATGCGTTCGCATAGCGTTCGCATCCCACCGAGATTGTGCAGATTGCTGTGCCTTGACACGCTTCTCAGCCATCCGCTCAATCTCCTGGTCGACCCTCTTGTTGCGCCAACCGTCGTCGGTCAGCGTAAAGAATTCAGCCAGAACAGCATCAACCGCAGCCCTCTCAGCACGGCTTGCCGCCCGAACGATTCGATACGGCTCACCTGCAGGAATCGGGCGTTCAGTTGCATACAGCCGGTCGAGCAGCAGGGTATAGACCCCATGCTCGATAAGAGTCAGGTGACCGGCGTCCCTCGCGTAATCCCCAACATGACGTGGATAGAAGTTCATGGTTCCCCTTGTGTACCGGCACACAGGCCGGTAATCTGTTGTGACGTTGCGCGTACCCCTGCGCAACTAGGTCGATTCCCCCGACCGCGCAGGCCCCGTCAGGGGCCTTGTCGTCTCCGGGCCTCCTCCACGGCCTCGCAGATGACCTCCACCACACCGCGCACCCACCGAGCCCTACGCTTGGTCAACCTCGATGACTCGCGGCGAGACTCCAAGTGCGCCCGGTAGTACGCACGGTGATACGCAGTGCGGCTCATGGGCTGTCCGGCGTAGGCCGCAGCCCAGCCTCGATCTTGCGAATCAGCCGCCGAGTGCTGCGCGACTGGTCCTCCTCCTTGAGCTCGGCCACAACCTCGCCAGCCAACTCCCGCAGCGAGTACTTCTCCGGCACACCGACACGCGCCCACCTCGACACAGCAGCACGGGTGACCCCGAACCGCCGAGCGATGGCGCTTTGATTGCCGTACTTCTTCACCAGTTCCTCGATGGTCATAGAACCTCCGTTGTTAACGCCGTTAATCATACCCTAAAAAAAAGATGGCGACAAGTGTTGACACGGCATTGTGACCCGCCTATGATTACAACCGTTGACACACACACAGGGGAATTGACCATGAGATACCGACCCATCCCGTCCCACCTGCCTCCCGCGATCCGCTGGGGAATCACCGCAGGTCAGCTCCGCGCCGGACGCGATCAGGCGATGGAGTACGCCCGCCAGAACCCGAAGATGACGGCCTACATCACGATGGCTCGTAACCAGAACCGCATGATGCTGCAAGCCCTGCGCTTCGCCCGCGAGGTGCAGTCATGAACGACGCGATCGCACTGAAGTGGCAGGCTGCTTTCTGGGCCAGAATCCAGAATCATCAGCCGACTGCAGACAAGCACTTTTTCGGCGATGAGTGGCGAGCATTGACCGAGACCCGCACGATGGAGGCCGCTAAGGCCGCAGCCTATCAGGTGCATCTCGCTCGACTTGGCGTGGACGATGATGAGGCTGACGCTCTGGACGAGATGCAGATGCAAGCCTCCTCCGTCATGCACGACCTGCAGCGCAAGGTGGCCGCATGACCGTCCTGCAGCACATCTACTGCGCCCTCGTCGCTCTGGCCTCTGGCGTTGGTTTCATCGCGCTCGGGTACTACATGCTCACCCGCCCCTTCCCGCACCACAAACGGGATCGGCGGGAGCGCCTGCCGAACCCCGCCTGGAGAGCCCGCGTCTACCAGCCCCATCACCACAGCAGATGGTGGGTGTGATGGAAGACTGCGACCAGTGGTGGTACCACCAAGACCAACTCATGCAGGAGCTCGAGGAGCAAGAACGAATCGACGCCTGCAACCAAGCCCTCTCGAAGTACACACAGGAGACACACGATGAACCAGTCTGAATCTATCGCCGCCCTCGCCGCTGCCCTGTCCAAGGCGCAGGCCGACATCACCGGGGCATTGAAGGACAGCGCGAACCCGTTCTTCAAGTCAAAGTACGCCGACCTCGCGTCCTGCTGGGACGCTTGCCGTGCGCAGCTCACCGCCAACAACCTCGCCGTCATCCAGACGACCGAGATCGGCGAGACCGGGGCGGTGCTCGTCACCACCCTCGCGCACTCCTCGGGCGAGTGGATTCGCGGGTACCTGCCCATCCTGTCCAAGGACGCCGGACCGCAGGGGCAGGGCTCGGGCATCACCTACGCCCGCCGCTACGCCCTCGCCGCCATCGTCGGCCTCGCCCAGATCGACGACGATGCCGAGGCAGCGCAGGCCCGTGGCAAGCCCGAGGCCAAGCTCGACCCCGACCTCGCCAAGAAGGTGGCCGAGTGCCAGACCCTCGCCGACCTCACCGCCCTCTTCAAGGGTCTCACCGAGGCTCAGCGTCAGGCGTCCTCCGGCATCTTTGCCGCCCGCAAGAAGGAGGTCGGCTGATGGAGCAGCGCACCCCCGAATGGTTCGCCAAGCGGCTCGGACTCGTGACCGCCAGCCGGATTGCCGATGTCATGGCGAAGGTCAAGACCGGCACAGCCGTATCCCGCAGCGGGTACATGGCGCAACTCGTGACGGAACGCCTCACAAGACAGCCTACGGAGGGCTACCAGAGCGCCGCGATGGAATGGGGCATCGAGCAGGAGGGTGCCGCCCGCGCCGCCTACGAAGCCCGTACAGGCGTCCTCGTGGATGAGGTGGACTTCGTGCGCCACCCCACCCTTGAGGCCGGTGCCTCTCCCGACGGGCTGGTCGGGGAGGACGGATGCACCGAGATCAAGTGTCCGAACACGGCCACGATGCTCGAGTACATCGAGGACCGTTCTGTCCCCCGCAAGTACCTCCTGCAGATTCAGTGGCAACTTGCATGCACAGGTCGCAACTGGTGCGACTTCGTGGCCTACGACCCCCGCCTGCCGGAGCACCTGCAACTGCTGGTCATCCGGGTGCCGCGTGACGAGGAGGTCATCGAGCAGATCGCCGCCGAGGTAGGCCGGTTCGTGACCGAGCTGCGGGATCGGGTCGAGCACCTGCGGGAGCTGCGCCTGTGATATCCAACCTCGTCACCGGGTACTTCATCCAGTGGGAGATGCCGACCGGCTGGGAGGATGTCCCCGCCGGGGTCATCCGCACCACCGGGTTTGACTTCCCGCCCTACCTCGACATCAACAAGGCACAGGCCGTGCTCGACACGATCGTGGCCTTCGCCTCTGACGATGACGCATTCCGTCTCGTCGGTCGCCCCGTTTCCATCAACCAGGAGTGATGACTATGCCTGAGTACGACAACACGAATAAGGGAGCACTCTTCAAGAACGAAGAGAAGCGCCCAGATCGAGCCATGAAAAACCCTGACGGCACCGAATGGGTTATGAAGGACTCCGACTATAGCGGCGAGGCCGACATTAACGGGGTGCTGCACTTTGTCGATGGCTATTTGCAAAAGAGCAAGGCCGGAAAGACCTACATGAGGCTCAAGTTCAAGCCGAAGCAGCAGCAGCACGAGCGCCCGAAGACCCTCGCCGAACAGAACCCCGAACAGTTCAGCGACGACGACATCCCCTTCTGATGAACCGCATCTTCCCCAGAGGCACCACCCCTGACCAGATCGCTACGGCGATCTCGGTCATGGTGCGGTGGCTGGACCAGACCAAGTCCTGGAAGGTCACGCTCGAGGAGTTCAAGCCGCGTCGGTCAGACTCGCAGAACGCCTTCCTCTGGGCGGTTGTCTACCCGTCCATCCTTGAGGGCGGTGGAGAAGCCCTTGCAGGCTGGCAGAAGGACGACCTGCACGAGTTCATGCTCGGTGAGCACTTCGGCTGGGAGACGCTCACGCTCGGCGGCAAGACCGTACACAAGCCGGTGCGCCGCTCGTCCCGCCTCAACAAGCAGGATTTCTCCGACTACCTTGAGTTCCTATCCCGCCGCGCCGCAGAGCTCGGCATCGTGATACCTGAACCCACCTATGGAGAACACACATGACGCAGACAGAACAGATCCGCGCCCACCTAGTATCGGGCCGCGATATCACACCCCTTGAAGCCCTCGACCGCTACGGCTGCTTCCGGCTCGCCGCTCGGGTCTCCGACCTTCGCGCCACCGGCCTCGATGTCCAGACCATCACCGAGGAGCGCGACGGCAAGCGGTATGCACGGTACCGGCTCGTCGGGCAGCTCGAGCTCGTATGAACCTACGCAAGCAGGCACGGGGCCGGGGCTGCACCGTGCGGCTCCCCGGCGTCTGCAACCACAACTCCGAGACGGTCGTCCTGGCACACATCCGCATGGCGGGGATCTCCGGCATGGGGATCAAGGCCGACGACCTGCTCGGCGCATGGGCGTGTTCAGCCTGCCACGACTGCATCGATCGCCGGTCCCACACCGACCTCGAGCGAGACTATGTGCGCCTAGCCCACTTTGAGGGCATGGTCCGCACCATCGCTCAACTGAGGTCGGAGGGGATCGTCTGATTTACGGGCCAGCGTCTCGCCACACACCACCGCTGTAGAAATACAGTTTGTTGTTCGTGGTATCCACGACGATGGGCGCGAAGCCGGACTTTGCGGTCGGCGTGCCAGTCGGCGTACCCGCACAGGTCGGGACGTAGAGGAAGCGGTTCGTCGCCGTGGTGGCGAGAGCGCCGCCGCCGATGGTGACGTTGCCGTTGTCGTCAATGTTAAAGTCGTCTACCCACGCCGATGTATCGCCGCGTTGGATGAAGAAGTTGCCCGCGCCGAAAGAACCCGCCGTGTTGGTATTTGTAAAACGGTAGCCGTAAAAGTTTCCACCAGAATAGCCAAGATGCATTGACCTAGTGGTAAGCGCCGTCAAGCCGTGGCCGACATCGAGATCACCACGCGGGGTCGCGGTACCGACACCCACCTCTCCCGTTGCCGTGACTCGCACACGTTCGGTTGATGCAGTCGAAAGCGC